TTCTGCAATCAACCAAGCGACCTGCCAAGGTCTTGACTTAATTAAATTTAAACCTTCTGTTTCTGTGTCGAAAACAACATATCTTTGATTTCGGTTAAATCTTAAAAGTGTATCTGTCATTTATTTTTTATGTAAGATTCAAAGCAAAATTCATCGCTACCAAAATGATCTAAGTTAGGTTTACTTAAACTAGAAGTTCTGCCAAATTTTCTGCCACAAATTATTTTATAAGTCTGTAAAGCCTCTACATCTTCTTTCTTTTCATAAAGTATGCTTTTAACTAAATGTGACTCATAGCGATCTTTTGTATAATCTAAAATAGCTTTGTAGATGATGTCGTCAAAAGGTAAATCGTTTTTTTCTATCCAAAAAATAGGTTTTATGTCCTTAAAATTAGGCACACAATTTTTCAAGTATAATTGATTTTGATGAATAAAAGAATCATAAAATGGTATGACTAGCTCTAGCTTCTTGCTATCCCAGATTTTATTTAAATATTTAAAATCAACTTTACCTTTCCCTTGTAGTTTAGAAAAAGAACAAATTTGATTCAATAATTTACATCCTTCATCGTTTTTTGCAAAAATAATTATTTTGTGATCAGATTCTTCTGATTTTGTTTCATCTGAAATGTCATTACAGCAGACAATACGCAAACCAAAAATTAATTGTAAGTCTTCATCTTTACAAACATTATGAGCTTTAACAAAGCCTGTCATGGAGTCTTCAACCAAAACAAGATTTTTTGCAGAGTCTGATTTGCACAACTCAACTATCTTGTCAATTGTTAAAATACTTTTGCCTATAGAAAAGGTTGATTTATAAACAGCGAGCATCCTTATAGGATAGCACGTATATTTTAATTGTCAACTACAATGTGCTGGACAACCTTCATAATATTTTATTTCATAAGTGCATCCCTCTGGGACGAACTCTTCACTAAAGTCTTCCTCAAAGTAAGAGCCGATAATTTTTTTATCTTTATCAAAGACATGATAATAGAAAAAATCAAACTTCATGGAGCAGTACCATTTAGGATTGCCGTCCAGTTTAAGTTCTCCTTTTTCTTTCGCAAAACCGCATAAAAGCTTACCACTAAAAGAACCGTCCTTGGGAAAATCTTTGTAAGCTGCCATGTTGGATCTAGCATGTTTTTTGCTAAAATTATCTAAATATTTTTGTATTTCAGATAACTGTAATTCAAAACCTAAAAGCTCGTCCTCTTCCAGTGGCTTCATCCTTATGATGCCTGAATTAGAGGATTGCTCGTCTAATTCAAACTTTAAAAATAAAAATTCACTCTCTCTTATGTCATAGTCTGGAAACAGACTTTTTACAGCTAAGCTATACATGAGGTCTTGCAGATTATCAGTCGCATCTTTACCTTTGAAGACAGCTTTACTAGTTTTAAAGTCTCTTATAAGCGCATATTTTTCTTTTTTATATAGAAAGAGTTTATCTATAAAACCTCTTATTCTATACTTTATAGAGCCGTCAGACTTTACTATTTCAAAATCTTTTTCAGAATATTCTTTTGTTGGTTTACCTAAGTCACCGCCAAAGAAATCATAAGTTAGACCATTATAGATCATTTCCTTAATCATTTGTATGTTCTCCTCGTCATCAACCTCATATTGAGCTGCGTGTTTTAAAATAAGTCTTTTTATTGACGGGACGGCAAATACATCTTGGCTTTTAACTATTTTATTATAATATTTTTTTCTACGTTTTTCTCCCAGAACTTCAAATATTAAATGACATATCGACCCTCTTTTGGCTCCATCATTACTTTTGTCTGGTAGATTTAACTTATACTTGCACCAATACAACCACGAACAAGATTGAGCTGTTTTTATCCGACTGGCTGATAAAGGTGTTAAAAGATTTTCACTCATTGCTAATCACTAAGGAAGTTTTCATTTCTTTTTTAGTGAAGCATGAAGGATTATTTTTAACAAATTCACAGATATAATTTAATTGATCTTTTTGATTTATTTTTTTATCAAGCCAATCATTAAATTTGTAACCTGCTAAATGAGCATCACCAAAATCATTATATGGTTTTGGCGGAAATTTTACACTTATTATGTCTAAATCAAAATAACAAGAAAGTTTTAAATAGTTTTTTATCGCTGCAATAAGTCCTCTGTTTTTTGAACTATTTTCATCATTATTAGTACAAATATAGATATTATTAATTTGCTGACTATTAAGAAAATTGACAATGTTATTGTTAACAGATAATCCAAAAATGACCAAAATGTTTTTAATTTTTTGTTCGTAAAGAGCCAACGCATCTCCAATACTTTCTACTAAAATTACTTGTTTTTTTAATGTGATCTCCTCTAATACATTTGTAGATGAATTAAATGCTGGATAAACCCAACTGTTTCTTTTGCCTAAATGTTTCCACTTAGGATAATCATTGTTCTCATCTACCTTTCTACCAGAAAAACCAATAATCTGTTCATGTTCATTATATATAGGAAAAACCATCCTTCTATACATTTTGCCAACACCAGCTAGTCCGACTTGGAATTTTTTTTGTGTTTCTTCAGATATCCCTTTCTTTTTGTAAAAACTGTAGTTAGGAAAAAGTTTATCTAGAGAATCTGTTGGGTAAATCTTTTCCATCTCAATAGTATCTTTTTTTTTGTAAACTGTAGGAGTTTCAGAGTTTTTAATTTTAGCGAGAAGGTTTCCCAGATTTGCATCATCGCCTTTTAGTGTTTCTCTAACTAACGCCTCAAAAGGTTTGGAGCCTTTATCAACAACAAAATCCATCCAAACCCCTGTATTTTTATATATTTTTAGAGCAGTTTTATTATCGCCATTTCTATATAATGCTTGGGTTCTCCAATGATCTCCACAGTCCACAAGTTTATAACCCATGCTCTCAAGAATCTGTTGGAAATCCTCAGAATTGGTCGAAGTCTGGTACTTCATGTCTAACTCCTTCTGTATCTAATTCATGATCGCCATTCAACATATTAGCGACATCTCTTAAATCTCCTCTTTCTGTTATATTAAAATTATTAAAATCTAAATTTATTGAATTTTTTCTTAAAGAATCGTTTATTCTTACAGGTTCAACAGCTCCTGCTATATCAGAGCCTAAATGTCTAGATTTTACGTTTATAAGTTTGTGACTGCCAAAACGCTCTCCTTCTAATTCGATTTCATCAGCAGTTTTACTCCTTAATATAAACATATGAGAACAAAATTGTGTAATTCTATCTGATAAAGAAACTATAGATTCATCATCCACTATTGATTCTGCATTTCTATTATTAGTTATGCCATACCTATTTGATTGAACAGATGTAATCATTGGTATAATAGGTTCTCCGTCACTTAAAATCTCTTTTTGCACACACTTTTTAAACTTATCAACCATCTCTCCAACAATTTGCCACTCTGATTTATTATTCATTCTTTCTGAGCTGGTTTTTATATAATCAAAAGAAAAAACCATTTTGTTACCTCTCCCTACTTTAGAGTAATAAAATCTTTTAAGAGTGCTAACCATGGAGTCAACATCCATACCTCCGACATTGTAATAGTAAAATTTTAAATCTTTTATCTTAGGCCAAACATCCCTTACTTTTTTTACTACGTCTGCACCTGCTTTTCTCCATTTACCACTTTCTAGCAAATGCATCGAAACACCACTGAGTGCCGCACACTGCCTCATTGTAAGCTCTTCTTTACTCATTTCTCCGTTGTCGAAATGCAGCACAGGGACATCGTATTGCATGCTTACTTTTGTTGAATAATCCATGCAAAACTGAGTTTTACCAACTCCTGATCTAGCTACAACAACAGTTATATTTCCAGGTCTTAATAACGAGCCATAAATCTCATTAAGCTTCTGGTGAGGACCAAGCATACCAAACTCAGTAACAGGATTGTTACCTCTTTCCTCAATTATACTCTCCATGTCATCATATATATTTAATGGAACATCACTGCCCATTTCATATAAATTAATTTTAGAGTTATAAATTGTATCAGCCGCTTGTATTATATCTTGATAAGATGATTCAGCAGATATAGCCTTCATTCTTTTAGCTATTGTCTGAGATGAGTTATATATTTCTCTTCTTATCGAGTACTTTTTTAATTCTTTTGCTGTTTTAAGTATATTGCCCTCAGGGACTTTTCTAAGAGCTAATGATTTTATATAATCAGATGGATTTACATTATCTTCAAAAGAGAGACCTATTTCATTTACTCTTTGTGCAATAATAATTTCATCAATCTCATCACTTGCATTGATAGCTTGTTCGATAATTCTAAAAATTGTAGAATTTAAAGAAGTAGACTCAGAATAAAAATCTGATGTGCTAATAAAATTACTAATCTCTACCAGAGAGTTCGGGTCTTTAATTAGACCTGCTAGTAATTGCTTTTCAAGCTCGTAAGAATAAATCATTCCTCTAATTCACCATCATCTTGTTTTTCTATTTCAGGTCTTGATCTGCTGAAATAATCTTCTAGAGCTTTTAAAAGCGCAAGCTCTGTCATAGCACAATCAAACCTCTGATAGATTAATGGTCTACCAGCATCTGAAGATACAGCCATTATTATACCTTTGTACTTATCGACACCACCAGATAACTCATAAAGTTTATCCACCATTTCGGATGGTATTGAAAATTCTGTATCGCTATCTTCTTCGTTCATAAGTATATTTCTTGATCGTCGAACAATGACGCTGTTATTTTATCTTGAGGGTAAACTTCTGCAAGTTTAATTTTATTAGCCTTACAAAAATTTAATTTTTGCTCATCTCTTTTAAGTTGATCAGCATACTTGAAATGGTTTTTATGAAAATGCTTAACAAATTTAGTGTGTTGAGCGCCTTGCACCTCCACAGCTATTTTTTTGTTAGCATTATAAAAGTCTAAAGTTAGCCTACTACCGACGACTCTAAATTCTTCAAAAACGATATCATTCTCCCAATATAGGCGCAAAAAATTTTTGACGTTTGTTTGGAATTTACTCCTACTGGGTTTTTCCCAATTAATTAAATATTTTTTTGCGTTTTTAAGATTTCTTTCTTTTCCATATTGATCAATAAACTTCATACTCCAATTTCTTTTTTGAAATATTCTATTAAAAATTTACAAAGCTTACTGTTTTCATCAAGAGTTTTAAATAAATTGTTATCTCCTTGTATTTGTTCTGGAAAATCTAATTTATTTTCTTTTAACAAATCTTTAAAATCTTCTGTAGGTTTAATCCAAGCACCTTTTTTTTCTACAAACTCCCAAGCGTATAGCAAGTCTACAATTTCTTTTTCAATCCAAATAGAAGTGCCTCCAGATCTATTATATCTTACAGGATAAGATAACCTGACATTTGATTTTTCATTAGGAGATTTTTCTATCAACACTTTTGCAAAGTGTCCAATAATAGGATTTTTTTTCTCGTCTATAGTTTTTAAAGTAGGATTTTGAGTGATCAAGTCTGCTTTAATTCTTGGCTTAAAATGAATGCAGGTATTAGCGTAATGTTGTAAAGCATATCCTCCTGTAGCCAAACCTATATTATCAGGCTCTTTAGAATACTTATCTTTCATTTGTGATCTAACTTGACTGATAAATATAGCCATATGACCTCTTTTACCCAAAGCAATACTAGTTTGAGCGCACCATCTAGCTGCAATAGAAGCTCCAGATGCTATTTTTTGAAACTCTTCAAAACCTTTAGCAGTATCATTTTTTGCTGTCAAACCGTCAACAGAGTCTAGTATGAAACAATATTTTTGTGGATTTTTTACATCGTCTATAAATTGTTTGATGCAGGTCATTGCTGTTTCATAAATATTTGTTTCAAAAACAAAGCAAGTGCCATCTTCCCATTCATCTGCGTTCCACACAAACTTTATGCCTGATCTCTCTCTCATCTCTGGAGAAAGCCTTCCCTCAGCTTTGATGTACAGCCCTCTCGGTTTTTCTACAGTAGTTAAAAAATTTTTCATAACCTCTAGAGCTTCAGAGGTCTTACCTCCTTCTGTAAGGCCAGTGAAACGGTGCAACCCAGGCCCAAAGCCTCCGTTCATATTTAAGTCGAACTGTAAAGAGCCGCTAGAAACTTTGTAATCGTACTCTTTTTCAAAGTTGTAATGATCGCTTTTATTTAATTTCAAGAAATTGCCTAAAATATTATTTGGGTCTGGTCCTTCACTCATCTAAAAAATCTTTTACTGTTTTATTTTGTTTTTTTAATATAATGTCCTCTCCTTCTTTGTCTCCTATATTATAGATCGGATATTTTGATAAGTCTACTTTAAAATTAAAAGCTCTAAATTTTTTGTCTAAAATTTTTTTTGAAAGTGGGCTAATTAAAACCTCAAGAGAGTCAAACTTTCTATCAAATGTTACAACTGACATGAATTCTTGAGAATACCTTTCACATAAAGTGTTAAGCATTTTCATTTGCTTAGGGAAAAAGGTCGGAGGTGTTGATTTAGATTTTAAAATATCCTCGTATATCAACCTTTCGATAATTTCTTTTTTATTCAACAATTAAGATAACCCCACTAATTTTAAATCATTATTAACCATTTTTTTTACTAAACCACTAAAGCTAGTTTTAGGTTGCCACCCAAGCTCATCTCTAGCCCTGCTAGAGTCCCCCCATAGCAAATCAACTTCGGCTGGTCTGTAAAATTTAGGATCAACTTCCATCAATAAATCATCTCCATGATAATATTTAGCTTCTTGGTCATGACCCTCCCATCTGCACATTGTTCGATGAAAACCAGCACAATTAAAAGCTTCTTCCACAAATTCTCTTATAGTGTGTGTTTCATTTGACGATAAAACATAATCGTCAGGCTTTTTTTTCCAAACATTAATCCAGTTTTCTTCTTGATTGAGCATTTTCCATATGCCGTCCATAAAATCTTCTGAATCACTCCAGTCTCGTTTAGCTTCTACGTTGCCTAGCCTCAAAGGCTCAAAGCTTTTTTTGTTAGCATAATCGCTACTAATCCTTGCAACATTCTGTGTAATTTTTCTAGTAACAAATTCAACACCTCTCCTAACCCCCTCATGATTAAAAAGCCAACCTTGGACAGCGTATAAATCATAAGAGTCTCTATAAACTTTTACGAGGTGTCTGGCAGAGCATTTAGAGGCTCCATATGGACTTCTAGGTCTTAATGGATGCTCTTCTGTTTGTGGTTCAGTTATAACATCACCAAACTCCTCTGAGCTTCCTGCATTATAATACCTACAACTTGGGCAGTGTCTCTTTATCGCCTCGAGTTGGTGTAAAACGCCCAAAGCATTTGTTTCCATATGTTGAGTCGGCATTTTCCAACTAGTCCCTACAAAAGAATTAGCTGCAAAATTTATGAAATAATCTGGCTTGTGTTCAGATATAACTCTGTCAATATTTTGAGGGTCAGTTACATCTAAATCTATGAGAAAAAATCTAGGATTGTTTAATAGATGCTCAATGTTGTCATGGTTTTTTACGCTTAGTCTTCTAGCTCCCCCAATTATAGTATGAGTCGTATTCTCTAGCAAATAGTCAACCATATTGCTGCCATCTTGACCTGTAACTCCCGTAATAATTATTTTCTTCATTAATCTCCTTTTTCTAATCTGTAACTATCGCTATCAAAATGTTGAGTTGAAAATTCAAACATTTCTGTATCTTCTAAACCAATCATTTGATGATTTAAACCAGTTTTGACATAAAAGTTATCACCTTTTTCTAGTATGACCTCTTCAGCTTTGCTTAAATCTTCATCTAACCCGTATTTTACTAAAAGTTTACCCTCTCTAATATAAAAAACTTCATCTTTAATTTTATGATAATGCCAAGAACATTTTTTACCCTTTACAAAAAAAAGTATTTTACCACAATATTCTTCTTTATTTACTATCCATTTTTCATATCCCCAACCTTTAGGGACAAATTTAATTTCCGAAAAATTCTTCATCTTTTACTCCTTTGTCGTCAACGTATAAATCTCCTGATGGTTTTCCCATTATAAGTTTATGGAATTTTACCCCCCAGTCACTTAATTGACTGTA